CCTTGTTGCATCCTACTAATACCTGAACGTTGTTCTTTTATTTGATCAACTTTTTCCATCATTGCCAAACCTTCTTGCATAAAGTTTTGAGCCTGAAGTGGAACAACAGCATTAGGTGATTTAACTCTTACAATGTTGCCTGCGCGCGATTGTAGTAAGTCATCAAGATTTACTTGTGAGTCAACAGCCAATACGCGTGAGTTGTTCATTAGGAAAGCGTTGTCAAGTAACTGACGTAGAAGCACACTTTTTATTTGCTGTAAATCCATAACAAGGTCTGCAACACTCATTCCAAATAAACGGTGAGGGTTAATGATCGGTGTTATTGTTGAGAACGGAATATACGATATTTCTTCGACATCTAATATTTCGTTAGTGTCTCCTACAGTACAAACTTTTATTAATTCAGCAACACCATCATTATCAATGTCGGTGCGCAAATAACATTCAGTATATAATATTTCACGCATGGATGGGTCAGCGTTTTCATCCATGTAACTTTCTTCATCAAAAAGATTACGGCTTAATGTTTCTTCATTCCATGTTGAATTAGCATAAGACGGTATATCTTCTATTTTTTTTCTATCGTAACCTTCACCAATTAAATCAGATACCGTTTTTTTAATACGGTGTGCTACAAAAGGTGCATCTGCAATATTTTTACATCTTTTTGATAAAAGCATTTCTTCGGGAGGAACGTTTTCAATGCAAATTTTACCTGATGATGATTTACGTTTAACATCAACGTTAAATACAGTTTGGGTGTCTGTCATTTCGCCTTGTTCAGTCATCACCTTTTTATCTTCAATGACTTCTTCAACGTCAACTACTTCAACAGCATCATCTATTAATAAAGCCTGATATTCTATCTCTGTAAGGCCTTTATAAGACTCTTTAAGGAATTCATCCTCGTATTTATAATAATGCTTTATAAACCCGTTTTTTTGAATTAACGCATCTTTGAACCACGTATAAAATATTTTCCAGCCGTCATTTTGTTTAAATATTATGTGGTTTATGTATTCGGTGGCTTGCTTGGATGCTTCTTCATCTTCAGGACCGACAGGCTCAAATTTAACAATGTCGTCTCCTGCTGTAAAGATACGTAATAAACTTGGAAGCACACTTTCTACAGCTTCTAGGACATCACTACTTATAACTTGTGATCTACCTTCCACTTCATTGCCAAATGGCTCCGAATTGTAATAATCTAAAGCTAAAGAACGTTCTTGGACCAGTTTACCGTTTTGATAGCCTAAAGCATCAGTAGTTTCGCGTGTAATAGTGCCTTTTAGTTCTTGTTCTTTTTTTTTGGTTAATTTCATTGATTATTATATTGTTGTAGTGTAACAGTGTTATATGACTAAATTTCAATTTAGAAAATTACTAAAATTTCTTGGTATATCCCAAGGGAAGCTGGCGAAGGAAGTCGGTATTACTCGAACAGCCGTCGGTAATTATTACAATGGCCGTAGGCCCGTAAATAACCAGTTGGCTTGGGGTCTTGGACTCAAAGAACAAATCGTTGAAAAAGATAAACGTATTGCCTTTTTAGAAAAAAAGGTTTCTAAACTATCCCAGAAGGCCCGTAATTAAGTTTACTAGACCAATCGCTTGACTCGTTCAAGCCTATACTCATATACCTCATTGCATCACAGGAATTACTTTCAGGTCCATGATGAGGTGTTGACGTTTGCTCTCCTAGTTGGTTTTTCTTCCATCGGTATTGTTTTAAACAATTAACGAGGTAGTCTGTTTTGTCTTTATTAAAATAACAGCGTTTTAAAGACATCCGTAAAGAGTTTATGCCGTCCTCTATTTTAAGTTTAGCGACTGGTTGTATAAACCATCCTAAATTAGATGCTATCTCTTGCCTGCTTTTTCCTGACCCCAACTCAGTAACTACTATGTCATGCCCAGCGAAGTGATTATCATATGTATAGGGTAGTTCTTTTAGTTTATTAGCGTAGTATTCTAAACTTTCTCCTGACCCTTCTAAATGATCAATAACATGTATAGCCGAACCTACCTTCTGAATAAAAACAATGCTAAAAGCATCACGAAATCCAATATCGGAAAATGTTGTAACGGGTAACTCTGCGATGTGAGGAACATTAGTAATTCTATTTTCATCTTCCACCAATTGCATTGATTTTGTGTAAATACCGCCAACGACTCCAGCGTCGAAATCTACCATAAACTCGGTAGCATATTCTTCAGGGGACATCATATTCTTTAGATTGTCCAATTCGTCTTTTGGTATTATCTTTGTATCTTCTACGGTGTACTTTTTAACAAACCAATCTTTATGGCCTTTATTATTCATATACAGGTCATAAAAAAAATTATGCCCCGAAGGGGTCCCGATGGCGATTAGCCATCCCGATTTTTTATCCAATTGGTGTCTATCGACTAAAGCTGGCCGTAAGACCTTATTTAATAAATCTTTATGGAGTAACTGACACTCATCAAGAATAACACCGTCCGCAAAAATTCCACGAATAGAGTCAACGCTATTTCCGTCGGCCCCTAAAAGCTGTATTCTTCTTCCCCCTACCATATCACAACGAAGTTCTGTCTCGTGATACGTAGTTCCCTTAATATTTTTTGTTAAAAATTTTAGCGTATCCCAATGTATTTTTTTTACCTGAGAATACGTAGCCGATATTATATAATACCGTGGGTTTGGAAGCTGGCACTCAAAACACTTCTTTAATGTCTCTGCTAAACAAAAATAGGACTTCCCAAATCTTCTGTGAGCAGGAATGACGTTAAAGCGCTTTAGTTTACGATGTAACTGTGCTTGATGTTTCCTTGGTTTGTACGGAATAGTATAAGTCGGCAATTGTTAACTTTCTACGGGAAGAAAATACTTATGTAATTTTTTTTTGCAATTTTTTTGGTAATTCATTTAAATGAAATAACGGTTTACTAGAAGCTGTATGCACTTTGCCCGTATGTAATTTTCCGTTTGGCATTTTATGATAATTTCCTGTAAATAATTTACCATCCTTGGTAAAATGTTTCATGTTTTTACCCATTATGATAATTTTTTACTAATCCACATGTTTTTTACTAACGAGGTACCAGAACCAAATTTTTTATCAGCCTGTGCTTTAACTGATGCATAATTCTTTTTATTTTTATTTGTTTTAGGTTTACCAAGGTTCTTAGGTCTAGGCTTATCCCATACTTTTGTGCTCATATATCTCCTGTAAAAAAAAAGGTCCTCGAATGGACTGTTCAAAGTGTTTGATAGACTCCCCTAATTCTTTTAAAAATTTCCTTTGGGGTGCCCAACCCTTAAATCGGCAGAAAACAGCCAAATAATTATCAAATAGGATTATTTATCCCATCAAACTGGCTAAATACTGCCATTTTTTAGTTTATTTCACAAATTTAAGTAATTTTATTAAGATTTTTAAGTTCTCGTGAGGTTAATAGACTAAAAAGACCTCAATTTTGGATTATTAGACCCATCTCACCCTATTTATCCCAATATAACAGCCAATTACTTCTTTTTACCTTCTTTATCTTTATTATTCTTTTTACTTACTTTTATCTCTTTTTTCTCTTTATTCGATACTTTAGAAGCATATCCAAGCATCTGAAGTAAACCAGACCTATCACTTCTCGAAGCTAACTTTGATCTCTCCACCATCTACCCCTGATATTTCTAATTGATCTTTATTACCATATACTCTTGGTGCTAGCTTACTGGCTCTAAATGTCTGTAGATTTATATGATGACGCATCATGTTGACATAGTCTCTGTTTGTTCGGCCTGCTTTATTTTCTTCTTTTGACTCGGCTAATGCTTTCTCGGATAGTTCTGTTGTCTCTGCCATCATCCATTCAATACCATCTGCTTTTGCTTCAGTGTATCTCTTACGAAGATCAGGATAGTCAGGATTGTTTAGCCATTGTCTAAATGACTCCCAGTAAACGTCGTGTTTCTTTAATGCTTTTTTAATGCTGACTCCATGCGCCAATTCATTCATTATCTTATCGATTAATTCTTCTGAATATTTGCTTGGTCGTCCTGTTTTTTCCATTTATTGTCCATATGTTGACTACAATACCATGTATGCATGTAATCATTACTAAAGATGCCTATATCTCCACAGATATGACATTTTTGATGTTCTTGTTGTTGTTCTCGGGTTTTTTCGAAAAACCACATTCCATTAATGTATTGTTTGACTCTGCGTTTCACTATGTAAAGCTAAAAGTTGATTAGAAAAGAGATTTGCTTCATCTTGGCTGGCAAAACCGACAATTCTGACCAAAACCGCTGGTTCTTCATCATTTGTCTCCCTCATTACTGTAAATTGTAAATTGTCTGGGTCGAAAAAAAGCATTTTTCAGTAAATCCTCTGTATCTCGTAGTTTTAAGTGTCTTTGGGCTCTTAATCTGCTGTATAAGTGCACAATGTAATCTTTTGACGTGTCGGCATAGTCAGAAACTAATTTTATGTCCTCGCTGGACATCCAATCAACGGCTTGCTGTCTAATTTTGCGATTTTGGTAATTTACTTCAGAAAATAACCCTAATGCGTCTGTAATAGCTTGGATAATCACTGACCGCCAAAGTTTTATCTCTGGTGTCATATTTTTCCTTAATTTTTAACGGAATTCTAGTGTTATCAACGTTTTACCTTAGTTCTGCAACGTTTGTAACCCCTACATTTATAGAACATTCACTTTTTTTATAATATTGTTTGACATATAACATTGTTATACACTATAACATTGTTTATAAACAAAAAGGAGAAAACCGATGAGTGCATATCAAGTAGATGAAAGAGTATTAGCTGATGTATTAAAAGCTGTTAATTTAGCTGGTAGACATGGTAGAGAATACAAAGGTGTTGAACAATTTAAAGATAGAGCAAAAGATGATGCTAAATCTTTTGTGCAGGACCTTATTAATTGGAATAGATATAGTTTAAAACAGCGTTATCCAAATGATGCTGAAGAATTATATTTTGATATTAATATTGATAAAGTAATTGCTAAAGCTAACGCATTGATGAATGGTAGCAATAAAGGGCAATTATTAAAAAGTATGGAATGTTATTCTTATCAATCATGTGAAGGTGATAGTACAAAAAAAGATTGGTATAAAATTTTAGATAGTATCAAAGATCAAGTAGCTTACGAATTAGCACATGAACATTCATTGTATACTGTTGCTAAATGGTAGATTGGATAAAGGTAATTTGTGAATTTACGCTTTGGGTTGCTTTTACTTGCTGTTTTATTTTTATTATATCTTTTGTGATCTAGGGCCTTCGGGCCCTACTTTATTTTAAAATACTCGATAAGAGTATCTAAACCTTCTCTTAATTTATTTATCTTACGTCCTACCGATTGATCGTTTACACAACAATCCCAAATAATACTTTGATGATGTAAAGCAAAACGTAAAGCGTCATGTAATTG